TATTTACGTACAACAAAAGACCAATCAGCAGGTGCTCCTGTGAAGACTCGTGTCTTCTTCTTCTCAATTTTGGCAAATTTAGTGGCTTCATCCTTCAGATGACCACAGAAATTAGGCATGTATCGTTTTCCATCGTGATAATTATCAATCACAACTTGAACACGATCCATGATTTCTTCTGTGAATTCAACTGGTTCAGATAAACCCTCTAAAGCTGGAATAGGTCTAAGAAAATTCTTCTTAGTTTTCTTCCAGGGGTTACCAGCACTGGTGCTACGATTGATTTTATCAACGAAAGCAACACCCGGTGCTCCATTCAAAGTGGTAACATCGTCATAAACCATGATATCATCCCAATCAGATTGAGATAAACCACTGATGATGTCAGCATAATATGATTCAACACAGTCATTTAGGACATTATTGTCCAATTTAACAACTGGATGAATCATATCATTAAGAGCAATATGCCATGGTTCCCAGCCTTTCATAACTGGAGCACCATGTTTGACAATTACTCCACGCTTCTTCATAGATTCAGCAATGTAAGTTTCCTGTACATTAGATCTATGATTAGCGCGATGACCATCAAATGAACCATAAACATTGGCTGTTCCATCAGCAAACCACCTAATAGGTGCACGTTGACTTAAATCATTTAAGTTACGCTGAGCTGAAGGAGCACTCAATAAAGGTTCTCCACTCTGAATATGAGGTTCATCAAATCTGATGAGAGCTTGATCAATGTCGTCTCTAGTAATACCAGAAGACAACACAACATCATTACCACCAGCCATATGATAGCCCACAATAACTGGTCCTAAACCAGTTTTAACAATCATAAGTGATCCACAATCGCCTCGTTGGGTAGGAGTATACACTCTACCCTGATAGGCTAATCCTGTAAATTTGGAGGTTAAAACACCTCCTTCAATCTTATAGTTCTTTTGAGGAACTATAGCTTTAATCTCGCGTTCAAAAATAGAACCATCCTCACAACGACCCAGATATACACCCGAAAAATTTCCTTGAATAGGAGTTTTCGAGAATAATTCTGAAATACATTT